TATTATCATCACCATCAATATCCATGTAGTTAGTAGCACCGTCTACATCTATAGCTGCTGTAATACTATTACCTCCACCCTGTATAATCCAATCTAAGTCTAAGTTTGCTGCTAATGCAGTCATAGCGTGATTAAGAGTCATTGTGTTTGTATTGCCTGTAACCTGTACGTTTACGTTAGAACCATCTGCACCTGTGGCATTAGTTTCGTCTGTAGACATATTAAAGGTATTGCTGTCACCTATAAATGAAAAATAACCTGTGTAATTATCTGCCCATATATCACCAAGAAATTTATTTGATGCACCTTTTTGCAATATATCTAGCGTCATAGTTGCACCATCCAAGTCTAACGGTGTCATATTAGAAGAACCTGCTGTAGCATCAGAGCCTCCTATAATATTACCCCCACCTCCAACTTGTTCTATATCTAAGTTAGATGTTGCACCAGACTGATCAATGTATACTTCATTATCAGCCCCGTATATTAACGATACATTCATCATCACAACTAGGCTTATCAATGCCAGTATGTTTATTTTTTGGTTTCCAATAGCCTTCTTCATAGCCCTCCTCTATTGTTTGTAAAACAGCTTTCTCTACTGCCATTTGTAAAGCTATATTGATTGATTCATTTTCTACGATACCACTTTCTATTTCAACTAACTCAGTATTATTAGCATAAAATCTAAATACATCAGAAGATATAGATGCACTTAATATTGATTTAGTAACTAATACTTCTAATAGTATTTTACCTGTACTTACAGATACAGTCCGTAAAGATATAGTAACGGTATCTTGACGATATTCTTTAGAACCACCTATTCCGAGGTATCTTGCTCCTGCTCCACCTGATTTAACATTAGTTTCATATCCTACAACTCCACCTTCCATTAATATTCCGGCAAATAACAAAGGTTTTACCTTTTGTTTTTCGTCAAAACTTTCTCTGGTAGTGCGTATTATTTGTCTTTCTTTAGTTAAATTATCTAATCCTGTGCGTTCTACTACATCAAAAACACCCGAATGTTTTAATGCTCTAATTAAATAAGCATCTGGCGACTGTGTAATTGCGGTGCTAAAACTAGCATATTGACTATTGCTTCTACGCTGTCCTGTATTATCTTTAAATGCAGAAGGATATATAGCTACTACAGGTTTTCTTATTGGCTTGTCAACTTCTGCAAGATTTGTAAGTAGTGATCCTACTTTTGCTAATTCTATTTCTCTTATAGGCGGTATAGCATTATCTAATGGAGGTATAATTAAAGAACAACTAGAAAGTAAAAGAACCAAGAGGTACAGTAATTTCTGTTGTATTGCCTTCTTCATCTGTAATAATTAATGTTACTTTGTCGTCTTCTACTCTATATTCTATAGTGTTACCTTCTAATTCCAGAGTACCAAAATCAGACGCTGTTTCTCCAAATAAACTGTCTACTAATTGCCTGCTTAATTGTGCATAAATTCTGCTTTCTAAATTACGTATAAATCTAGCAAGTGTGGTATTTTCTGCTTCTCTTTCTAAATCCTCTACATAAGCTTTTATTTCTTCTCGTATGGATTCTTTTCTATTAAATTCTTGGTTTTCTATAGTTAAATAATGGCTAGATGTACCAACACCTGAAAAACTAGGATTTTTAAATTTATGCACCATTTCATCTGAATACATAGGCAATGAAAGTAAAAGTAAAATACTAATCTTTTCTTTGATCATCTCTATCTGCCTTTGCAATCTTGTTGCTATCTATTAACTGTGGCACACCTAGAATAGTTTTAATTAGTGTATCTTGACGAATAATTTCATTATCTAAACTGCGTACCCTATCTATTAATGCTACTAATATTCCATGTTGAGAATCTAACTTAGTACCTAATCTTGATTCCATTTGTTCTATTTGATCTGCAACTTTGTCGTCTAACACGTCCAATTTAGTTTCCATGCCATCAATAATTCTATTAATAAGTTTCCATATAAAAAAACCTAATCCTAATGCAGCAGCTATTGGGAAACCGACTTCATTTATAAACTTAATTGCTTCTTCCATTACACAATAGGTTCAAATTTACCTAATTCTATAAGTCTAGTTCTGTTTGCATTGTGAACAGCTTCTATTGCTTCTTTGCTTTGACCAAAATAAGCAGCAGCATGATAATTATCAATCATAGCTTTATTAATGTTTACACCATCAACTACTACATCTCCAAGAACTCTGCCAAATTTTCCTTTAGAGTCTTTAAGTTTTGTTTGTATTACTACCTTAGTACCATTATCAATAGCATTTTTTAAGAAAGCCGAAGCCAATTTTCCTCTAGCTTTCTCATCTTTGTTACGAGTGCGTGACTCGGGAGTATCAATACCATATAAACGAACACGGCACTTATACAAAATATCAAAACCAAGGTCCAAAACAACATCCACAGTATCGCCATCAACAACTCTTTTAACTTCACAACTATACTCATACATTGTTTCACCTTTTTTTCTTAACCTTTCTTTTTTTCTTTTTAGAAGGTGGTTTAGTTATTTGATTTTTAATATTTGCCCTACTAATTACCATTTTACTTTATCCGCCCAATAAGCTGCTGACATTTTACCTTTTTTAATGTTTTTGCCATGTCTTGCTTTGAAAGATTTACGTTTTGCTTTCATACGTGCAGATTCACCTTTTTTTGGTTTACCAGCAGTACCACTAACTGTTCCAACCTTTTTACCCTGTTGCCCAAAACGAATAGTTTTTATTTTGTCACCTTCTTTAGCAACAACAATATGCGATTTTTTAGGATGATTAGGAGTGCGTTTAGGTTTATTAAAACCACTAACTCCTGCTCTAGCCAATCTTGGGTCTTTCTTTTTAGCCATTATCTTTTTTTACCTTTATGTAGTCCATGTCTAGCGTATTGTTTACCTTTTTTAGTAGCTGCTCTTTTTTTCTTATTAGCTGCTGCTAATTTTTTTCTACCTTTTGGAGTAGATTTAAGTTTTTTTATTGTTGAAGCTGGTGCATATACCTCTCCTGTCTCAGAAGACTTTTTACCACTAGGAGTTCTCCACTTTTGTTTAGTCCACCTTTTAAGACTTTTTTGTGTTTTTTTTAGTGCCATGTGCTTTCCTTATTGCTTCTTTACCTTTTTTAGCTATTTGTGCTTGTGTTGGTTTACCTGCTACTTTGGCTCTTTGTTCAAGCACAGTAAGAATTTGTATCTTTCTTGCAAAAGGTTTTTTAATTCTTTTTACTTTAGCTACAGTAGCCCTAGCATCTGCGGGTGTAGCAAATTTTATTGATACTGTATCTTTAGGATTTTCATCGGTATATAGTCTTCTACCGCTACCTTTAGGTTTTTTTCCTGTTCCCTTTTTAGGGTCTTTATTCTTCTTCTTCATCTAAACCCTCACTATATAAATTATTAAAAGTTATTGCAGGGTCTGTATAACTCTGATGACCTTCTGCCGAATGAAGATATTGGGATGGTGTAAAATCTGGTGCACCTTCCCCTGTCCTCCATAAAGCCGGACTCGTAGCCCTTACTCTATTATTTGGTAAAGCTACTATGTTTCCTTGCCATTCACAATCCTCTGTAATATATAAAACATGAGACTGTTTATGTTGATCAGGACTATCTGCAATATCGTTATCTGTATAATCAACAGTAAATAAATAACGACTTTGATAAAATTCATTATTAATTTTTGCTACCCAAGGACTAGAGCTAACTCTGTCCATAACAATAACTGAGTGATTTCTTGATTCACAATCCCAAGGTTGCACTAAATGATCTTCCATACGGTCAGGAAATTTTTCCATAGCCATATCAAAAACTAATGCTTGTATAGGCATTCTTGCCCACATAGCACCACCATGTACGTTTTCTAATCCATCATCTAAGTCTATTTCGCATCCAGTAAAAACTACTTGAAAACTCAATGACCTATCAGTAATTGTATTAACTGCTATCGCTAATGCGTGTATATATTCACCGTGATAATCTTGATGGTCACAAGTGAACTCTTTTCTAACCCAACATTTAAAGTAAGGTATGTTGCTTATTAAATAAGACATATTCTGCTCCTTTTATTTTAATGTGCATATATTAAATCATCAGAATGATAATTTAACGTTAATTCTTCTCCTGCATATATTTTCTTAGTTGTGTATACATTGTAAGTTCTATAATCATCCCAATCTAATTCTAAACACAGTTCACAATTAGGATTATCCGAATGATTTAAAAACCCACCTATAGAAGTTCTAATATAACCAGATATTATTGGTACTTTGATATGAGACATTCCTATATCAAAATTTTTTTTTATATCTTTAATTGCAAATAAACCGGAACCTTCTATATTACTTTTTTTTACTTCTATACAATCAGGCAAAGGTTTGTAATAAAATTTATTATAAATAGGGTACATTAATTTTTATATCCACCACCTTTAGCTTTGTATTGTTTGGCTAACATTTGTGCTTTCCTAGCACTCCATTGTCCCGGTTTTCCGCCTTTAGAACCTGCTTTGATTTTATTAAAAAGCGACTTTCTCATTCCGGGTTTTGTGTAGTTACCAGCTTCATTAACTTTGCTCTTACTTTTCTTTTTAGTAGAACCACCCTTTTTAAGTTTTAAACTTTGCAAAGTCTTAGCTTGCCTAGCGTGTGTCTTACTAGCTTTCCTTAAACCTTTAACTACTTTATTAACTTTTGCTCTAGTTTTATTTGCGGGTTTTTTTTGTGGCATCTTTATTCCTCTTGAATGATCTATTTTTAGTTTTGCTTGTAACTTTTAAGTTACTTTTTTTACTATTTCTTGGATTACCGTCTTTGTGATGTACGTCTTTTCCGTCACCTTTTTTTACTTTTTTTGCTTTAGCAAGAATACGTCTAGCTTTATTTCGACTTGCTCTATCTTTTTTTTGTTTAGGCTTGCCTTGATAATTGTCGTATTCTTTTCTGTAATTACGCATTACTTAATAAATTCTATATATCCTGCAAAAGTTAACATTATTCCATACAAACCAACTAACATTTTGTCTATCTTGTCAAAACGTTTGTTACCTTCTTCAAGTCTTTTATCTATATTTTCATAACGCAAAGAACACAAGTCTTCGTGTCCTTTTAAACGTACTTCAAATAAATCAGTTGAATCAGGCATTATTTATCTTTAGCTTTACCTATATTTAAAGCTAGAAAATCTATAACTTTATAAAGTTTAGCTAACCATTTATCTCCTTGAGGAGTTGGTGTAACCGCAGCTACAAGTGAAGCTATAGCTATAATCGCTGTTACCCACATAAATAAATTAATCCACATCATCTTCTTCTCCTTTTCCGTTTGGTTTAGGCTCTTCTATAACTTCTAAAGTGCTTTGATAGCCAACTAAAGCTGTAACTCTAATATCTAATTGATATTGTAGTTGTGCCATTTGCTCTTGCAGATTTTTAATTTCTTGTTGCAAAGTTTCTGTATAAGCGATTCTTTGTTGTAATTGAGGGTCTACAGGTTGTTCTGTAGTTTCAGTTGTTTCTACTGCTTTCTCTTCAGTCATTTTTTCTCCTTATGAATTAGCTGATATGTACGCCTTACCTGTAGTTATAGCTGTACTGCAATTATTCTTTTTGCTTGAAGACGATCCTTTTACGTTAGGGTCTGTGTATTCTAAGATAGTTTCTAAGTGGTCAACATTACGCTGTACTACTTCGTTTATATCAGCTTGTGACCAGTCACCTGCTACAGCATTTCCATCTAAGTCAGTTGTACCACCTGCATAAGGTGATTTATTGCCATTAGTATTAATGTCGTTGATAACTGTTACGCTATCTGTTGCTGCTGTTAATACTTCTGCTACTGTTTGAGCCATATTATTCTCCGTTTAATTATCCTTCTAACGCTTCGATTCTAGTAGTCAAAGCATCTATTTTATCATCAGCTTCTTGCAAAGCCTTAACTAGAATTGGTATAAATTTGGTGTACTGTAATCCATATTGTTTTTCATCCTCTGACAAAGAAACAGTAAGATTTTTTTTGTCTGCTAATGTATATCCCGCAGCTTCTTCTAAGGCTAAAACATCTTGTGCTTTGAAACCTATATCTAACCAGTCTTCTTTATGCGTTCCGTCTGGTGTTTGAGCATTTAAATCATAACCATCAGCTTTTTTATCGCCATATTTAGAACGCTTATCCCATTTATAAGTAAGAGGTTCTAAAGCATTTACAAAGTTAAGACCTAAATCTAAACCTGTAAAGTCTGTTTTATCTCGTTCATCAGAAGCTACTGTCCAATCTACTTGAATGTGAGCGTTACTTATGTTTTCATCACCTAATACAAGCCTGTTAAGTTCAGTTGTGAAATTACCTCCCGGACTTCCAGTTATCCCCGCATCTCTTCCTATAAATACGTTTCCACCACCAGTCGTAAGACTACCTCCCGCATTACTACCTACACAAGTATTTACATTTCCTGTAGTGTTGTTTCTTAATGCTCTATATCCCATAGCAACATTTGATGCACCTGTAGTATTATTTTCCATTGCTTCAACACCAACAGAAACATTTTCACTTGCTGTAGTATTAGACTTTAGTGCTTCCATACCTACGGCAACATTAGTTCCACCTGTAGTGTTTAAATTTAAAGCATGATAACCAACGGCTGTGTTGTTAGCTGCCGTGGTATTTAGTTTCAGTGCTTCTTTACCCACAGCAGTATTACTTGCTCCTGTTGTAGTATCTCTTAATGCTTCTCTACCTACAGCAGTATTATCACTTGCAGTTGTGGCAGTAGATAAAGCTATATAACCGACT